GTGAACCTCTTACCTAAAAAAACAGCCTGTGAGCGTGAACCTTTCGCGCTGTTGCACGACTGGCAAGCACTCACACAGTTCTCAGGATTAAAGGCTTGGTCAGGCGCGTGCTTGATACTCAGCACATGATCCACAGTAGTGGCATCGCCTTGACAATAAGCACATTGATAGTTATCCCTAGCCAGTATCGTCAGGCGGAATGCACGCCATCGTCTGCTGTCTCTAGGGTCATTGACTCGTCTAGTGTTAAGTGCCATTAGATCTCATCATAACAGTTGCCACATACCCACCAAGCATAGACTTCTATTAGCTCTGACTCTGGAGTCTCGCTATCACATCGACTGCACTTAACAGTAGCTTCTAAGTCTAATGCCAATTCTTTAACTTCCAATGCTCATAAGCCTTACATGGTGTGGAGTATCTGTGCTCTATGTATGACAAGCCCCATCGTACCTGTGAGTACCCGTCTTGGTCTTTGAGCCACTCACTCTTACCCTGAGGAATACCATAATGAGATCCATTAGCAGCTTTAGGATTCCATGCACTCTCTTTACCATAGAGCTTAGTAAGACATGAATACTGCTTATAGTCATAATGTAATAGATGTAATGCATACTCTTTATAAGTAACAAATTGCATTGGTTTAGATCCACCTGCTTCAGGCATGAAGCATAGAGCTATCCCAATAGCTACTAGCACCCCCCGAGCTATCCGCCTAAGCGGCTCGGGTTGAGCCTTTGAGAGGCTCTGCCTAGTGAGCGTACCATTGATGTCAAATCCATTTGTAAAAGTCCTGTTCAGACCGCGTGTCGTTCTCATGATTACCCCCTGTGGATAACTTCTGTGGATAACTATTTATCTGTCGAATAAAAGCCCTTACCCTTAAATACTGCTGGAGTAGCTGCAATTAACTTGATCATTGGTTCATTGCAATAGGTGCATGGAATTATTGGTCTATCGTGCCATCCGTGATAGATCTCTTGACTAAGATTGCATCGTGTGCATTTGTAGTCGTAGGCTGGCAAGTTAAGCACCTCTTTATCATGTAAGACCCACAGCCTGTGCAGCGGTCAATGTCTGCTTCTGTGGGTTCGCTGGTTAGATGACCATACTTTAGTTGAAGCAATGGTAAGAGATCCTCTAGACGGATGATGGCGGCATACTCACGCGCATCTTCACCTTGTCCGTTGAGTCTAATAACTCCGAAGCCTAATTCCCCCGAAATGGCTGTCCGAGCTTTCAGTTGTTTTAAGTAAGCAAGAGGTTGAAATCCAGCGCGGGCTTTGACTTCAACATCGAACGGAACATTAACAACATCCTTACCATTACCCCTTCCCACACATGCGCCTGCCCACACAGTCGATAGGTACTGTGCAACAACACGCTCTGTGCGGAAACCTCTATGTTTCCTTGCTTGACTAGCCAATCTGTGATCCTATTACATAGCCAGCCCAAGCGGCTAAACATAATGCAATGATCCATAGATAATGGATTAGATCTTGCTTATCCATTGACTGCCTTGCACTTACCGCATTGCCATGTGACAACGCCATTGACTGAATCAGACGAAATGTCCTCTAAGTCTCTGATTGCAACTGGCTCATTGCACAGCTGACAAGGCACAAAGGCTGACATTAAATCAACCCATTCGCCATTTATCTTAATTCCAATGTTGCCCATTACACTCTCGCCTTCTGTGGTTGCCACTTACCATCTGATCCTAAGTTATACCAATTCGTAGGACACTTAGCTTCGCCTGTGCGTGGCGCATGAGCACAGAAGTAACCGCCCCATGCTCTGCCATTCTTCTCGCCTTCTTTCCATTGCATGTGTCCATGCTCGCATGATGGTGCTTCCTGTGCTTCTGGAGTGCCGAGAATGTCTTGCACTAGATCAAGTGCCTTCTCTAGCGTGACCGGTGCATCAACTACGCCATTGTACTGTCCGACAGGTGTCGTCCAATAGTCCTGATCATCTGCCTTGACTTCCTGAACAGGTGGCTTGACTGGCTTAGCAGCTACTACCTTGCTCATTTCTTCTCGGCTTGGTCTCTTTCCTTTAGGCGCATAACCTGCATTTGCAAGTGCTCTGCCGATTGCCGAAGTCTCGCAATTCTCCAATGCTGAAGTCTGATTAACGCCTCGGCTAGTAACTGTTTCTTCAGCGTACCCTGTTGCCCATGCAACGCTATCTTCAGCATTCTTAAATAAATACGCCTTAACAATGTATCTAGTAGCCTCGACAACTTCCAACTCAGTTGAAATGCGGAACGCTGGATAGTCCTTAATAAACTTTTCAAGTCTCACCTCTACTGGCTCGTAATCGGCTAAATTAAACATAAAGATCATTTTCCTCTGTAGCTAGTTGCCCTGCGAGTGCGCCATAACTGCAGAGATCGACCCAGTTGTCGATGTGTTGGGCTGATTGATTAGTCCGTGCAAGTTTAACGAGCACCATGATTCCTGCCACCTGATAGTCGTGTATCGGTGTTTGTAAGTATGCTGAGAGCAGCATTGCGGTGTGTTGCAGGTTATCCGCAGGGTGACCATACGATAAGCCACGATCACGGATCGTGTCGGTGGCTGTGAGTAGGATTTCATTGGCTTTCATTCCTGCCCCTTGATGCTACGCCCACGATGATAACCATCTCGCACGCCCTTGTCATAGCTTCTACGCTGAACATCGAAGATTGTGATCGCGAAACCTATCAACATTCCAATAATACAGATTAACAGCAGCTTGTCTGTGTTTGACATTTTCGAACCTAACTGCCCCAATGCCCTTGATTGGTGACAGACTTAGTGTGACAGAACTGACCGACTAATCAAGCACATTTGTGTAACGAAATGATAACGATTATCTAGGTCTGCCGTAGGACTTTCCAGCCACAATAAATGTGCCGTCCTTTTCAATGTTGATAAGATCGACCTGCACCTTAGCCTTATTGACATAGATGATGGCGAATGCCTGTTGCCAGTTAGCAACGCCCTTAGTGTATGCAGCTTGCTTGAAGTCCATAAGATTGCCTACCTCGACACCATGCAAAACACGCCCTATACGACCCCCAGAAGCCTCTGAGAAGGCTGATCTGCCTGCTCTATGGGTATGACCTGAGATGACATTCTTTCCGTGCCTACGAGCCGCCTCTAGGGCTGATAAGCCCCCCTGTGGCTTGATTGGTGTGTGATCTCCGTGGACTGCAATCCAGTTAGGTGCAATAGGCATTGGGTTCTTATGGAAGGTTATGCCTAACTCATCGAACTTCATGAACTTCTCGAATCGCAGCTCTGGCAATGCCCCGAACGCTGGCACTTTAGCCATGATGATGTTATACAGGCGATCTGTGTGATTGCTACGGATGCAATCTGTAACGCCTAACTCCCAGAGCAAGTCGACAGCTTCATTGCGGTCATCATCTAGGGTCTGTGCATAACTGCCCATGCGACCTTCTTCCCACTTGCTTATCTGTGGAAGGTCAATCTCATCACCGATAGTGACAACTTGGTCAGGCTTAAACTTCTTGATAAAACTAGCAAGGTTACGGGTTGCAACCCTGTCATGGTAAGGGACTTGCAAGTCCGAGACTACGACAATTCGCTTAATCGTCATCCTCATCTTCATAGTTGCCGAACTTCTCTGGATCGACAGGATCTGGCAAGATCCAATGTGGATAGGCTTGGGGTTCAGTAATCATGAACATGGCTATGTCCTCTGCGAACCCTGCTCTTTTAAGTGAGCAGAAGTACTCATAAAGCCCAATGCAATAAGCATCGAGTTTTGAGTAACCTTGTTCCTCTAAAGCCTTAGTTGCTTTTCTTGCCATGATTAAATTATCGCTCTAAGAGTATGTTATAGATCTCATCGACACGCGCATGGAGTCGCTTAATCTCTGCAAGCAGGTGAGTGATGACAAAGCCAGACAAGCCACCAAGTGTGACTAGCGTGGCGATGTAGAGCTGAAAGAAATCTGTCTGGCTCACTTTTTATCTACCTCGTCAATCGCTGCTTCTAGCGCATCGACAATAATGTCTGCTGCTGACTTACGAGCGCGGTATGACTTGATGGCTTGGCGTAATGCAGGGATAGCGGCAACACCAAGAATGCCAGCAATGATGAGAATGAGATTGTCCATTAGTTTCCGCCTAACATAGGTACTTGAAAAAAAGCACCATCATTGTCAGCTTCTTTCTTAAAGCTAACATGTATGTGCTTAGTGTGTTTGTTAGCCCCTGTGTACTTGCGCCACTTCCAGTTAAGGATGCTGGAGCAGATTCGTCCATCGTAAATGATGTAACTAATACGCTTGTCCGCTTTTGACTTGGACAAGGTACGAAGCTGATCAGCAAGATCTCCCATGATGTCTGGCTTACCGCCCTTGAATAAGTCTTTGTCCACATCAATGGCACGAACCCAGCCCTGTGCATCTGGATTATGATCTGACTTGCGAGCAGCGTGTCGGGTATCACCGATCCAACCATCCGATGTGCGGTCACGATCTGGGAACGAATCATCGAACTGCTCTCTTAATTGGATTGCAGCTTTGCTTAACTTAGGCTTCACAGTCCAAGAGCCGCCTTTAGATCATCAATTGTCAATCCTACTGAAGCCAATTTGTCTTGAATTGTTGGCTTAGTTGGTACATGATCCTCTAATCCTTTTTTGGCAACATCAATAGAAAAATCACCAACAATAAAGAGCTTGTCCTCAATTTGATACACACTTTCTGCACCAATTTCATTCTTCAATTGCTCGCCATTTACATCTGCTGGCATTGGAAACTCATGGATTGCCATAATTATAGACCTACTCTCACGATAGAAAATCTGCGCTCTGTGTAAAAAGTTCCTGAACCGCTTTGTTGTAAAGAAGCAGTTACATAATCGCCAGCAACTAAAGCTGCAACAATAGTCAAAGATCCGCGACCCTGTGGATCAGACATTACTGTAGTTCCATTCATGTTAGCGCCATTCTTTTGTATCTGTAAATAATGATAAGAAGATCCAGCACCGCTAAGCAAGTAGCTGATCGTAATAACATAAACTCCACCAAAACCAGTAGGAACAGTCATTCTGTCTGTGTTTGTCGAGTTATTGTGAAATCCGTCTGTGTCAGTTTCTTCGCTTGTATAAGTAAAGTTTTGTGGTGTTCCACCTGTCCAGCTCATGTTGCCATTTGTAAATGCTGTACATGTTGGTGCTGCCGCTTGACCCGATGCAGCACTAGCCCATTTCAATCCTGTTGCAGCTGTTGAATCGGCAGTCAGAACCTGACCATTTGTACCTACTGCTAAGCGAGAAGCTGTGTCTGCTGCTGTTGCAGCAATTATGTCACCTTTAGCATCAAAGATAGTTGCTGGGATTCCAGTAGCATCTGTTACCCATGAGAAGTCCATGTCTGTTCCTGATGCCTTAGCAAGGACTTGACCTGTAGTGCCACCTTTAAGATCGACCAATGAAGCATCGATGGCATTGCCAAGTGTGCGAATGTCTAGCGCACCTGACTTGACCAATCCTGTGTTGTCTGGAGTACTCCAGTTAAAGTTCGGGGTTGTTGCCATTAGGTTAATGCTCCTGTCGCGTTGTTCCAGATAAGTGTACCATTTACGCCTGTCCAAGCTAATGAACTAGGAATTACTGTTTCCCATTGAGTCGTTGATAGGGATAGATCTGTAGCTGTGATGTAGAGGGTTATGTCCACGAAGCTAGGGGTTGCTCGAAGTGCAACATTCTCAACGAAGCCTTCAAATGTGCCACCTAGTAAATTGCTAGGCAGATTGTTAATAGACACAGGCTCACCGAAATAAACACCAATCAAAGCATCTAGCATCGCGCTAGGCATGTTCGGATTATCCAGACGGAAGGTGATGACACCTAACTGCTCTCTAGGACTGCGCCTTAGATTAAGCTCTCTAGTGGCGATGTCGGTGATGTCTGCAAGGTTCTTAATGTTGGAGTCAGATGAACGCTCAAAAAGCCCGTAAGAGGCTATGGAGTCCGAATCTGAGGTGCTGTAGGTTGATCCGTATCCTGTGGCATAGCGATAGATAAGGCTGTTACGGATGCGAGAAGTCTGGACTGAGGATGTGATAGAGGTTGGTGTTGCATACGCGCCATCAAGGAAAGTAAAGCCATTTGTTGCAAGATCGTTGGATCTGTGGTCTGCATCGGCATAAGAGACATCTCCATCTTTTTCCTCGTAAATCTGACCAAGTGCGCTATTGGCAATCTGATCAGCAAGTGTCTGGCTCTTAGCAGTCGCACTAGCTGCAACTGCGATCATTGTGTAAAACCCTGCATCTACTGTGCCAATGAAAGTCTCGGCTTCGTTCCATGTCGTAGTTGCTGGGTATGTATTCCAAGTCACAGTTGGTGTGATTTCGTTCCAGTTAAGATTAAGGGCATTACCTAAGATGGCTGAAATCTGTGTGCCATCTAAACCTTCTGAAAGAGCTGTGTTATAGATAGCCTTAGTAAGTCTGGCAAGTGAGCCAATGCCTAAAATCGTGCCAGTCGTGACATAACCTGATTCCTCTGGGCTACGCACTCCGATGTTAAAGTCTGAGACCTCGCCACCGAATACAGTTACATAAGTCCCTGTGCTGTTCTTTAGCTCTAAGGTAACTGGCTCTGTAACATTGATGGTAAATGGCGAATTGTCTGTGTTGATGATCTCTACTCGGCAGTAACCTGCGGTGCATTGTCTATCAATGTCTAAGCGACCAGATGCAAAAGACACAGAGGTGACTGTCGTATAGACATCATCACCTACTGTCACGCGCCATTCTGGAGACCATGTCATAGCGCGGTTAGAGTTCCTCGGTCACGGGCTTGGCGGATTACATCATCAATCAGTTCGGCTGCCGCGTTAGGATCTCCGACTATGCCAAAGTTGTTTGTGATGTTGTACTGATTAGCGGCTTGGGCTGCATAGCGTGATCCACTTACTGCCCCTGATACACCTGCTCCACCTGCTAAACCTTGCAATAAAGATGAACGAGCGATGCTTTCTAAATCAACCGATGAAGCCATTGAAGTAGCAGCCGATGCATTCGCCATGTCAAGTAAGTCTGCAAAAGCATTAGCGCGAGCTGTGGCTGCATCTGCGTATTCGAGAATGGCTGCAATCGATCCGCCTACTGTTGAAATAGGCGCGATGTAATCACCTGCTGGGATTCCAGAGCCTAAACTTGCACTTGTTGGAATCTTACTTGACCCAGTAGAAGCGAGATTGATTTCACGAAGCAAGCGCAATGCCTGTTCAAGATTAGTAAGGTTTATCAGATCTTTAGGCTTCAGACCTTCCAGAATTGACTTGATGTCTTGAAGTTTGATGTTTTGGAGACCCAATGCTCCCAGAACCTTTAGATCTTCATTGAGTTTCTTTGTCGCAGCAATGATAGCTGCTTCATCCTTAGCGGCAATGGCATCTTCCAGAGCAAGGATTGATTCCTTAACTCGAAGGCGTGCTGTGTCATTAGCAATCTGTAAGACCTGCGCTGCGCTCGTTGCCTGACCTAGTTGCTGAGCTTGATTAGTAAGAGCTGCTGCGATCTGAATCTTATCCATGTCAAAGACTTCGTTGCCCTTGTTAAGAGCAAGGTTAGCCTTATCGATGGCTGCTGCAAGTTTTTTGTCCTTAACGATCTTAGCCTGCGCTGCTGCTTGCTCTTTCGTCAGCTTTGTCATCGCCATTGCGTTCTTTCGAGCGATGGCATCCGCGCGCTGTGTATCCTGTGAGGATACTGTCATTGAGATGTTGCCAAAACCCTTACCATCGCCGAACAAGCCGCCCGATGGAGCGAAGAAACTTAGATTCTTAAAGTCAAAGATTGACTTTGTAATGCGGATGAACTCGCCTGTTTCACGAACAAAGTCAGCGATTGCCTGCGCTGCCTTATCGATCTTGGCAATAAACTCATCTGTCGTGCTGGAATTAGTGATTGTCATCAACGCATCAACAAGACCCTTACCAATAGTCTCTTTAGCATTGTTAGAAGCCACAGTTAATTTAGAAAGTGAACCTGCATAGGTATCAGCTGCCGCGCTTGCCTGTCCTGCGAATAAGGTTGCTAATCGGGCTTGGATTTGTTCGAAAGATGAAGTTTCCAACTCAGCCTTTGTAAGTCCTACACCTAAACGACCAAGTGCTTGCTTCTGCCCCAAGTATGCCTTTTGCAAGCTTTGTGAAACTTGGGTGACTGACTTGCCAGTACCTGCCGCGATGTCAAGTGCAAGCCCAAGCAATTCCTGTGACTTAGTAACATCACCTGTTGCACGAAGCAAGCGATCCATTGCTGGACGAAGCTCGTCATCTAGGACACCTGTCTGCATTTCAAGGCGAGAGATAAAGCCATTGACTGTGCCAATGTTAGATCCGTAAGCCAGACCCAGATTCTTCAGGGTAGTGCCTAGAGCCTTAGCAGCCTTGTCATCTTCTGCGAATGCCTTAACAGATGCCTTAGCGTAAGAGAGAAGCTTCTGTGCGCTATAGACAGCAAGCAAACCCTTAGCAAGACCCTTGACATTCTTAGTCAATTTGTCTGTAGAAGTCTCAGCTTCTTTGAAGGCTTTCTTGCCCGTGAACTGTGCGGCTATGTCAATTCTTACATCTGCTGCCATTAGCGCACCTGTGTCCTTTTCTCGAACTCAACTCTAGACTTTTCAATCGCTCTGACAACAGCTGCATTAGCCTTGCCTTGATCTTCTGCCCATGCACGAAAGATTGCGCGACCCTTCATCTTACGAGAAGCGCGACCTGACTGTCCTTCATTTCTTTGATAAGCATTGACAATAGGTGAGGTTCTATTCATAGCATCGATGAACTGCTGACCAGCATTAGGGTTATTGCTTAATGATTCGCTCTTAGATCCTGAACGAATCGTCTTGCCATAATTAGAATGACCAAGTGCCACGACTTTAGCCAATGGTGCTTGGGGTCTGCCCTGTGGATTTAGGCGACCAGCAGTTTCATAGATAGAGCCTGAAGGTGAAGCATTGACAATGCGAGCAAGCGAACGAAACCCAGAGCGATTAACTTTAGATGGAGTGGTCTTATACCCAACTCCACGCTTAGCCTCTGAAGATGACCAGACTCGGTTGCCCCAAGTGCCGTTAGTGCTTTTAGCCCAACCGCTTAGAGGTGCAGTCGATGGAATGAAACCGCGAGCCTTAGAAACAATAGGCTTCAAGACTCCAGCGATTTCCTTCTGTGTTTCTTTAGCAAGATCAGGTGTGAATGCTCTGAGGGCTTTTCTAAGCTCTACCGCGCCTTTTACTTCCGTTGGCATCGCTCACCTCTTTCGCTTCATCTTTAAGCCCTTGCACAAGTGCATCGAGCATTGCCTTATCTAGATCTAATAATTGCTGTGGCGCGATTCCCAACCTAATGCTTAGCCTAGCAATTAGGTAGGTGAATGGAAGATCGCGCTTTAAGCTAAAGGGTCAGAGTCCAACACTTCCACGCTTTTTAGCGTTTCAATGAACTCCATGCCATAAGGCTTAACAGTTTCACCTGCCCTGCGTGTTACTTCCCATGCTAACCAATAGACATCGCTCTGCTTTTCTTCATCGCGGAACGCCTTATGGAAGCCCTTTTTAGCGTACTGCTCGAATGCGTATTCCACCGCTGGGGTGATTTCGCCTTCTAGTACGCTTCCATCTGTACGAACTATCTTTAGTTTTGCCATGAGTTTGCCCCTTTGTTAGTTTCTTACGCTGTTGTTACTGCGATTGTACCTGAAACATTCCAAGTTACGCTCTGAGTTGATAGGTCTGCAACTGCACCATTTACAGGTGTGATGTTATTGACCAAGCATGTCATTGTGTAAAGAGGGTTTGTTGCTGATACAGCAGCAGATGTCTGCTTGAATGTTACTGTGGTGTTTGTTCCCCATGTTGCCTGAAGTGTCTGAAGTGTCTTAGCTGTTGCTTCATCGTTCAAGAAGTCGATTGAAATGCTTGAAGCTTCCAATCCCTTAACGAATCGATGACCCTGATCGCCAAGTGCTGTGACTTCCAGCTCATCGAATGCTCGGTTGATTGTTACAGATGTAACTAGTGTAGAGAGATCTACCGAATTAACAGTTAGAACTCCAGTATTTGCTAAATAAACTGCCATCGGATTATTCCTCGTCCTTCTTTGTAGTTACTGGCTTTACTGCTGGTGTTTCTTTAACCTGCCCGATCTTGATCAGAAAGGCTTCGTTCTCTTTTTCCCAATCGGACATGTTTAACTCCAACTCGTTAGGATTGATACGGACATCTCGCAGCTGAGTAGGTCACCCGAAGCAGCGTTGAGAATACTTGGTGCGCTGATTGCGCTTACATTATAGACCAGAGATGATGCGGCTAACTTAGTGAACACGCTTACTACTGTGTCCTCAATGCCGTTAAGGTTTCCTTCGTTGTCAAAAAGCGGAACAGTCATCACAATCTTAAAGTTAGCCATTGGGCTGATAGAGATCTGTCCATTGTTATTAGGTGTCAAGTAAGGATCATCTGGCGAAACAATTACAGAGTTAGCAAGAACTGTGGCAGGTGGAAATGCGAAAGTCTGCCACTTGGCATTGTCAATTAATGCAGTTGCTAGTGTCGTTCTTAAAGTCGTTATCGCTACAGCTGGCATCAACTACCCGATCATACTTGTGGGCGCGAGCGCATGGGAAACCAAGCCCCTGATCTTCGCCAACAACTGTGCTGACATCCGATAGGGGCTAGGCTGGAAATCGACTGCGTTACTGCCTGAAAGGGTGGCTGTACGCGCTTGCCAGATTTCAACAGCGATCATCAAAGCTGCATTCTGAACTGCTGTGTCTAAAGTGTAATCGACATAAGTGTCGCCTGATACTGTGCCAAAAGGTTGGACTGGATGCTCTACTGCTGGCACATTGTTATTGCCTGTGATGTTATAGGTGATCGAGTAGTCGCCTACTCCAGTAAGAGTCTTATTGCCATTGTGATGTGAGCCGTTGCCAGTAATGTTCACTACTTGCCCGACATAAAAAATCTTCTCTACTTTGTCCTGAAAGTAAAGAGTGCCAGTTGTTGCTGTGTTGCTATGTGCAATGTTGAAATAAGAATTAGTCCAGAGCATAGGCAGTAGAACTGCATCGGATGCATCACAGACTTCTTGCAGGGTGGCATCTGGGTACAGCGTACCGACTCCGAGTGTTGATCGGAGTTCTGCGACTGTTGTTAATGCCATTCCAATTCCTTTCGTAAGACTCTAGGGGATCAGAGGGCTACTGACCCCCTAGAGCGACTTAATAACCTATTAAGTTAGGTTGAACTTACGAACGCCCTTACCTGACTTAGCAAGATAGATTGCTAGGTATCCGTAAAGGTTGATTTCGATTTCGCCAGATGTCAAAACATTGACACGAAGCTGTGTCTGTGGTGATTCCCAGACATAAACGCTGCTTGGCGCAACTAGGAACATTGAGTTATCAACTACGCCAGATGTTGTGATGTTGTGATCCACAATGAGGTCTGTGCCAAGAATGTTTCCGCGAACAGATGAAGCTACTGCTGAACCTGAAGCGTTCTGTGTTGCGCCCTGTGCTGAGTACAGCGCACGACCAGTAGTATCAGCGAATCCTGCGATTGCTGCCCAAGCGTCTGTCGATGCAACTAGCTTGTTAGCGAAGTCTCCACCTGTACCCTTGTAAGCTGCTGCGCCTTCTACTGAGATGAATGATTGCAATCCAGCTGCGGTTGCTGCTGTTGTCGCTGCTGTTGTTCCTGCTGAAACATAAGCTGCTAGAAGTGCTGCATCTGTTGCCTTCTCGTAAGATTTACGAAGTTCAGCCATCAAAAGCTCCATGAATGCAGGCTGGCTGCGGTCGATGAGCTCAAAACTGACTCGGTTTAGCGCACTGAACTTGTTGATGTCGATAGTGTCATAACTTGAAGTCATGCCTGTCTCAGATGGTGCTGCACCTTCGTTAGTGTCTGCAGTTGTTGGTGCAACATCTGGAGTGCTCGCATTTGTATAAAGGCGTGGCACAGTAAATGACATTCCAGATGGCAAGAGAGCTGATCTGGTTGCAGCTTCAAAAGCTGGTCGTCCAGTAAATGTATCTGTGATGAATGTGTCTAGGTGTGGTGCAAGTGTCAAGCCTGTGTTTGTTGATGTTGAGTCATCTGCTGCGCGAACTACGCGGCGTGCTTCGTCATCACCAAGTGCTGCCTTGATGTTTGCTTCTAGGTATTGTGCTGATGTGATTGGTGCTACGCGCTCGCGCACGAATGTTGTTGCTGTCACTACAGTTGGACGAGCAGCTTCAACCGCTGCTGCTTCTACTGCTGTTGCTGCAACTGTCTCTGGAGTATTTTCCACAGCTGTCTCGCTTTCTGTTTCTGTTTCTGTTTCGGTCTCCACGATTGTCGTGTTGATCGTTGTTGTCTTAGTGCTCGTACTTGTTGCAGCTTCGATGTCCTCTGCTGCTACATCGATAACCTGAGCAGACTTAAATGCTGGCTCTGTTACCAATGAAACCTCTAGCAACTTGGCAGCGGATACGAACATCACATTGCCCTTCTGCTTCGACTTGATTACTTCTACGCCTACTGAAAGACCTGATTGCAATCCTTCTTCTGCAAGGATTAGAGCTTCTGATCCGCGATTAGATCGTGATACTTTGAATGATGCATAGATGCCATCTTCTTGCTCTGTGAATTGTGTTGCCTTGCCTAGTGGCTGGCGTGAGTCATGCTGATTAAGTAACTTGACAGTCTTAGGATCTTCTGGAAGTGCGATTGCGCCCTTCTCGAATACGACCTTACCTGCTGAAGTGTTACCTACTTCGCCTGTACCTGCTGGCACGATCTTGCCTGAGATTAAGCGTTCTTCAACATTGGCAATAAGCCCTGCTGTGAAGGTGATTACTTGGTTTTCCATTATTGGATTCCTTCGCTGCCGTTAGGCGTTAGATTTTCCATCTCCATAGCTTGTTCAACTGTGATCAAGCCAAGAGATAACATCTTTTCAATTACTAGCAAGCGTTCCATTGGTTCAGTTGCTAGGAATGATGAATCGACATCAAAGCGAACTGCATTACCGCGAGCAGTAATGTCATCCATTGATAAACGATCCTGAATTGCATTTACATAAGGTGCAAGGCTGAGAGAGAAGAATTGCTTACGCTCATCTAGGACATTTGCATAGGTCATCGATGTGTTTGCTTCTGCGCTGAGAAGGTAAGCAGGAATCGAACATAGACGAGCAATCTCAGTTGCCAAGAACTGCTGTGCTTCGTCATACATCATGTCTTTAGGTGAAAATGATGTTGGTTGGTATTCCAGAGTGCTTGTCAAGTATGCAGTTGAACGATTTTGTCTTGCGTTCTTCCATGCTGCGAGAAGTCCAGCGATCTCTTTAGGATCTAGATCTGCGCCATTGTTACGAAGAACTCCAGATGGCATTGGTGTGCTTGCTGACAAGACTGCTGCTTTACGAAGATCAATTGCAGCTCTAATTGTTTCAGATCCGCGTTCTAAGATGCCTTCATCAAATGATTGGAAGGTAACGATTGAACCGAGACCGGACATTGGTACAGCAACCGCATCGATAAAGTATTGAGTGACAGTCATGCCATAAAGGTCTGTCGTAAATGTAACCTTGACATTCGGAATCCATTGGAAGCGAGAAGGTCTGCCATCTTCTGCATAGACTTCTGTAACCTGCCAATAAGCAACGCCATACATAAGCAATGAATCAACAGTCCACGCCATTGTTACAGAGCGTGGCTGGTTAATCGCTGGCTGATCAACCCAGACTGGATTGCCTAATTCTTCACCTGTTGAAACTCGGTAGAGGTTAAGTGGTAGTCCACCGATAACGCCTGAAAGTAAATTGCGGCATCGAGCTACAGATGGAACTGACATTGCTTCATTGCGATTGACTCGCGGCATGATGTAGTTATAGAGCGAATTAAGATTCTCGCCCATAATAGAAGGGGCGTATTGCGCTAAAAGCGATGAACGCTTATCGTCAGAGATTGCTTCAGTTTTGCGAAATAGACCCATAGACAGAAACTATAGCATTTGTCAAGCAATTAGACAATGTGCTATGGGTGTGTCTAACCATAAATCTGCGGCTTAGGTTGAGGAAGCATTAACTTACTCACGACCATTGCTAAGCCGATAGGGGCAGAAATGTCTCCAGCACTCTTTCGCCTAATCAATCTCCACGAAGAATCGTTAGTTTTAGCAGCTGTGTTCGTAAACTGCTCAATCAATTCTTTAGACCCATTATGGACAACGCGCAGGTTAGTCAATCCTTCAAGCAAGTCACCGCACGCCTTATAGAACTGCTGACCTGACACATCTTCCACAATAACGCCTGAGTTAGCCAGTCTGTCTGCGATGGTCTGGGTTGCATACTTGTCAAAGCAGACAAGGCGTGGTTTATAGAGATCCACCCATGACTTGATGCTTGCAGCCATCTTTAACTCATCGATTGCGACCTGCGAGCTGTAGGTCTCCATGATTCCTATCCCAATTCTGCCGTCACTAAGTAATTGCCCAGCGACTAATGAGCCATTGCGCCTACTCGGTGAGACATCGAAGCCAAATACTGTGTAAGCACCTACAGTCATCTCTAAAGTGCTGTCAGATGAGTTTTCAAGTACCTCTGTGCTGAACGGACAGGACAAGCTGGAGATCCATTGGCATAAGGTCTCGGTTCTTGCAGCTTCCATCGTTGAAGATGCAATAGTTTCCTCAATAGCTTCTTCGCTGATCAAATGACCCAGAGACGGGTTAGCCATTGCCCACGCTTTACGATCCCAGATGTCGCAGAAGTCAGGTGCGCTGTATTCGTAGAAACCTAAACTCTTAGGTGGCTTATTTAGACAAGCTTCGTGAAGATCATTGAGCACTTTACTAAATGCATCTCCAGCATTACTGGTGAATAATCGCTGGCTATTCTTACGCGCTAAGGTAACGCTCTTAGCAGCATCCATAGCAGCTTCAGAGACCTCGCGTAACTCATCGATCCAGAGGAAGTCACAGGTGCGCCCACGCGCTCCGTCAGAGGTTGCTGCTGCCACTTCTAACTGTGCTCCAGATGCAAGGATGATTCGCTCATCGCCATTAGTCCTACGAATGCCCTTCTTGATGTCTCCATCCTTTAGCTGCACTCTGAGAAAGTCGTTGCGCTCAATGATGTCTGCCATGATGTTAAAGGACTTCATTGCCATAGCTCTATTAGAGGACATGATCAGGATGTCTTTCTCACCGAAGCAGAATAGTCCTGCTAACGCACGCATTCGTGCAAGGTGGCTCTTTCCTGACTGCCTAGCAATGAGCAATAGGCTTGTCTTACGGATGAACTGATCAGAACTGTCCACAGAGCATAAATCGTTGAGGATTATCTTCTGCCATTCGAGAAGTGGCTGACCTATGCGCTCTGCAAGCTCTGCAACCTGATCGCCTTTAGTTTTGCCCTTCAGCCACGGGCTGTGAAGGCGTGGTCTTAAATCCCCAACCAGCTTCTTGGGCTTTCTGGTTTTAGTTGTCATCGAATCGGATCGGGTCTGGACTTAAACGGACTGTCTTGGACTGGCTCGGACTGTGTCGGAGAGAGACAGTTTGA